TGGAAAGCCCTCGTGGAAGGCTTGAACTTGGTTCAGAACGAAATGGCAAACATTCCCTCGTAAGAGGTTGTGTTTACCCCCTACTACCCATAAAGTGAAGTCATGAAACAAACACTTATTTACGAAACTACAACCGTCGGAGAATGTCTGACCTACGCCAACGAAGAGTGGGCATGGGTTAGTGAGGACTACATCTCGTCAAGCCCTAAGAACAGCACTGCTATTGGGTACTGGAAGTACGAGGTCGGTACGAAGTTGCTGGTTGTCAGGTACAAGAACGCTGAGACCTTCTACACTTACGAGGGCGTTCCGTTCCCTACCATGTTCGCACTAATGTCGGCAGATAGCCTCGGTGCGTTTATCGCTCGTGAAATCAAGCCTAACTTCTCGGTAGCACCATGAGTACGGCAACCGAAATCTCGGTGGTGCTTCCGAAGGGAGACCCTGAATGGGTGGATAAGTTCCTCAACGCTTGGAGCGTACTCGCCGAGTCAGTAGATGCGTTCTACGAACTCGCCGAACAGACGCCACTTGGCTTCATGGGACTCGTGAACTCGGGGCTCAAAGTCACGGAGAAAGCACTCGCCGACATTGAGAAGGCAGTTGTAAAACACAACAAGGTGAACTGATGGGACTGATTACGAACTACATTGCTTACAGGATTGGCAAGCGAGTCGTGACACGCAGATGCCCTCCGAGAGCCCAGCATGACGCCGTTCAGGGCGACCCAGAGTGCCTGAACTACGAGTCCTTCTGTAAGAACTACGGGAGTTGCGACAACATGGAATGTGATTATGGATAAGCAGGTGAAAACGATTCAGTTGCGTGACTTGCTTGGAAGCATGAACCTTCCTTCTTTCCGTAGGAACGACTTGGGTGAAGCAAACCTGCAATGGCTCTTACGGAACATCCAAATCAACAACGCCTCACATCCGGGGCTCGCAGATGCGATGTCCCTAATCCGAGAACTTCTGAAATAATCCCCAATAAAAGTTGTGATTACCTCTTACTACCCCTATCATGGAATTATGAAAGAAAAATACACAGACACTTTTCAGGGCTTGCTTGACTGCGAGTACTACTCAATCGGCGCAACTGGCGCGCAGGCGTTAGCGAGCATGCTTGACGACTTCAACGAGGGTCGCCTCACGGAGTTCCTTGCCGAGCAGGGCGTAACCGAAACCGAGTTCTTGATGACCGTGAACCGTCTCGCCGTGAAATGGGCGAGCGAAAACGTACTCAACGTAATGGTGGGGGGGAGATGACGCTAGCCTGCACCAACTGTGGCGTGGCGGCCCCGACTTCTCAGCAACAAGGTAACTTCATTGATTACGGCTGGTCGCTAGGTAATTGCTCTTTAGGTCACTACGGTGGCTTCTCTGACAACTTCCCTTGTGACGAAGAAGAAGCACACTTGTGTCACGACTGCTGTCTAAAGATGCTGGAAGCACTTCCGGGGCTGGCTAAATACCTGTTTCCCAACGGTGGTGGACACCCGAACATGAACGGCAGTGGCATAGAAGTTCCTTCATGCTGTGAGTACGCATGGACTTGGGGTGATAAGTGTGAAAAAAACTGTGGCAACTCAGACACTTACTTCGGAGCCCCGAATGGCGCATGGCGTAAGCGAGAGTGTCTTAGGTGTGAAGCAGACGCTGTTCAAAAAGAAATACAGACTTAGGTTGTTTTTACCTCTTACTACCCATAGTATGAAGGTATGGGATTACTACCTTTTAGAGACCAAGAAGAGTACGATGAGTACTTCAAAGAATGCGAAGAATGTTTAGCGTGTGACGATGTGTGCGATGAGTGTGCAGACGAAGAAACGATAGACCCTTTCTAACAAAGAAAGCAGGAAGGATTATGAGCGAACTATTTTTTTACGGAATGACAATCATCGGCTTCATTGTCGTTGGTTATCTGATAAAGAACTTCTAGACTCGGGACTACATGGCTCAGTACAAATGCGACTTTTGCGACCACGAAGTAGACCCACGCTCATCTAGCGTGTACCACCTGATTACAGGTTGGGCTAAGGGTGCGACACAGAATGTGAAGTATGTGGATACAAACCACCACAAGTACGCACATGAGGTCTGCATGCCCCGTAACATCGCCGACGACCAACCAACCCTGTTCCAATAAATCTAAACGATAGGTTGTTGTTTTGACTTCTTATCGGTATTATGGACTTATGAACAACATTACTATGACTGGAACAAACCTCATGGTAGATGGAAAGGTCGTTGCTTCTATCAGCGACTTCTCATCTCTCCGTGACGCTTTGTTTGACAAACTAACCCGAACCGAAGCCGTGTATCTCGCCGTTGCCCTAATGGGTGAGGCTCGCACAGTTGCCGTAGCCGAACTGCTTGACATGGATAAGGCTAACGCAACCAAGCGTTTGCTGTTCTTGGAAGAAGAAGGCAGAGTGGAAGTTATTGACGACTGCCACACTCTCGGAAAGCCGGGGCGTCCTTCACGGGTCTGGGCAATCGCCGAATAAATCCTTTCCCCCACCGTAACTAGATTAGGTAACACTATTGGTTGCGTTGCGAGCAGAGAAAACGCTAAAACCATCGGAATAATCCGAGGTTGTTTTTACCCCTTACTACCGATAGACTGGCATTATGAAAGATGAACTAACAGGAAACCCGTATGTCTGCGAACACGCTAGGTATGTGCGCCTTTACGACCTGACCGGGGCTCAAGCAACAGCAGTATTGCTGTGTGAAGACGAGAGCGAACGAAGCGAAGCCTGCTTCCGTTTCATTGACATCAACGCACGTGTTCGGTAGCCCAGCGTTTGTGTTTGCGACAATGTATGGGTATAGTTTAGAGAATGCTTAGTAATACTGAATTCATTGACCATCTGCTTGAAATGCGAGAGACGGGGCCTTTAGGCGAGTTGTTAGACGACTGTTTGAGTCGTCTCATTGAGGCACAAATACTGTGCTCGGACATGCACCTCTCCCTACATGTCGCCATGGATTGCGTAGAAGACAAGTCCCGGCTAGGAGGTTTGGACATACTTGAATTGTGTGTTCAGGCAGGCGCAGAGGGTAGGAAGCCGATGAGTATCGGTGAGAGAGACTTAGTGTTTGAGGACTGCGAGCCATTCGTGACGCCATTTTTGCCCGAAAACTTTATTGACTAATAGGTTGTCTTTACCCTTTACTACCCTTAGTATGTTATTGCAACTAGGAAAGGAAATGTTATGGGTTATGACCAATGGCTAGAACAGCCTTACCAAGACGCTTGTAAAGCACAAGACGCTTGGGAACGTGCAGAAGAGGACTTCAAGGACTCAGACCGTTACAACGAATGTTATGACGAATGGGTAGCAGACGGTAACGAGGGTACAGAGGAAGAGTGGGAACTCACTTCAGACTATGAGTTGTCAGTTGAGTATTACATGGACTCAAACTCTTACATCTAGACAGTCTCCACGAAAAAGCCATCTGCCTTCGGGTGGGTGGTTTTTTTAGTTTTTCTCGGGGCTAGGAAGACGCATCTGCATCTTCACTTCCGTGTAGCAGGAGTTGAACGCATCTCCGAGTGACTCGCACTTCTTGGACACAGCCCAAACATTGTCGTTGTCACGAGTCCACGCCAGAACGTCCCAGAGCCCCGAAACCCGTCGCATCTCAAAGTCCATCTCGTGTAAGTCAAAGAACTTCGTGTATTGAGAAATGTCGTTCCCGACAAATGAATTACTGTCTTCGGGGCTGCTGCCCCACGTGCTTGGCATAAGCGCAGAATACCACAAACTTTATTTTTGTTGCGAGGTTGTTTTTACCTTTTATTACCGTTATGATGAAGTTATGAATGGGGGGAGGTGAAAAAATGGAAGAACACGAATGCTCTCGCGAAGGCGACCCTCAGCGTGCGTGCGCTGGCGAAGTGCTAATGCGTGCCGTGGCGTTCCCTGCCGAGCCCACGCCGTGGTGCGAAGCGCACTGGGCGCAAATCCTGCGTAAAATCAGGTAAGCCACAGAGACCCCACCAGCCCTCGGACACGACAGGCAGGTGGGGTTTTCGGCTGTCTGTCCTCATGCCCGTGCGTAGCCCCGTGGTAGTGTCAAGGCATGGGATACGAACCACGCTTTGACTTTCAAGCCGACCTTACCTATGGAGAAGCAGGTGAGGACAATGCAAGAGAGTTGTTCGGTAGCGGGGCCGTTGAGGTCAAGTCGGACAGGTACCGTAACGGCAAGATGGTAGTGGAGACAGAGCAAAAGCCAGCAGGTAAAGACTGGCAGTTGTCAGGTATAAATGTAACAACAGCCGACTGGTGGGTTTACCGGTTGGCCCCGGATTCCTTCTTCATTGTAAGTGTCGCACGGCTGAAGAGATACCTTCGGGCAAACCAGCCAATGTCCAAGATTGGTCTTGCTTCTGATGGCGATAACCCAGCACGGGGCTTCCTGCTGAGTGCAGACCAAGTTCGCTCAATGATGTGCGACAAGCAGTATGACTGAAACCTTGACACACCCCTGAAACCTTGACACACCCCTGTTAGGCATGCCTAATTGTTTCACGGGAAACATTCTGAAAAAGTTTGGGTTCAGGTTGTTTCTACCCTTTACTATCCATAGATTGGAGGTATGAGGAAAACCCAAATAACAGAAGTCGCAAGACTAGCCGAAGAACTAAGAGAGGCTCTCAAAGCCTTGACTGGCCCGAGTGGCCACATGACATCATGGTGGTACGGAAAGCCACAGGACTGGCCCGAGGACTTGCCGTGGAGCGACGAGGAAATCGCACGAGCAAGCAACGCTCTCGGTTGCTTGACCCTAGACGAAGAATACGAGGAGTGAGGTTGTCTTTACCTCTTACTATCGCTAGAGTGAAAGCATGAGGAAAACAGCCAAAGACATCAAGAAACTTGCCGAGGCTCTTGGCATCACGACAGATGAACTGCTGAGGGAGATGGAAGTCGGTTCGCCGACGAAACCCTTTACGGTCTCTATTTCGTTTGCCCGTTTGAGCGCAATGCAAGATTTCCTTGACGATTATCTAGCCAAGACGGGGCTCGCCCTGTTCCACGCCGACGCACTTGACTACGAGTACAAAGGTCGTGCGCCCGAAAACACATTTGTGGTTCGCAACCCGAACGACACGCATAAGCCTGACAACATGAGGGTTAGTTAGCCATCACAGCATCTGGCGATGCCCCGTGATTTGCTTTCCGCCACCGTTATAAGATTAGAAACTATGACACACCCCATGGGGTCTGAGATTTTTTTTGATTTTTTCGTAGATGTGGATAAACCTGTGGATAACTTTCTTTTGTTGCAGGTTGGAACTACCCTTTACTACCGATAGAGTGAAGGTATGAATGAACACGAAGTCCCCGATTATCCCGACCACTGCTATTGCAGTAGCAACGGCGAGTGCAAGTGGTGTCTTATTTCAATGGAAGAAGAGTATGGAGAGAGTTAGTCCCGCGCAGCGTAGAGCGCAAAGACAAGCGACCGAACGCAAGAACCTTAGGAACATGAGGCGCAGGCAGGCGTACTATCGCAAGTTTGTAGCCGACAGACCAGCCCGTTGCAACGAATGCGGGGCAACTAAGACTGCGAAAGAAATGGCTGATTATGCACGGCGAGAAGTAAGCGTCAAGAACAAGTGTCATCCGTGCCTTGATAAAGAACTAGAAGAGGACTACGGTTACGAGCCTGAATACCCAGGCGAGCGCATCTGGTGGAAAACTGGATGATTACTTGCTATGCTCATTCTATGAGACGGGCACCCCAAACAGAAGAAGAACAAAAAGAAGAAAACGCCAAGTTCTTAGAGGTTTGGAAAAAGATAAAGATGAACTCTCCATTTTTTGCTCCAAAAGTTCCCGACGAGAAGCCCCGAGAAGACTAAGTTTTACACAGACCTCACACACCCCCATTCAATGAGGCGTCATGTGCCCCCAACCTGAAAATGGTTGAGGGGCATTTGTCGTATTATGGGTACATGACAAAACCACCAGAAGACGACGGGGCTCCGAAAGAGCCGGAAGAACCGAAGGAAGAGCCGAACAAGCAGCGCCCTCGCTTTCTCCAAAGAAAACGACGCACGGGTTGTCGTACCTGCTTCTAACCTGTAACCTGCAAGCATGGTAGGAAAAGATGCAGAAAACTTTGACCCATCTGAAATGATGGAGAGAATAAACGAAGAGCCGACATTTGAGTCTTGGCTACAAACTGGTTACGAGAACGGCTGGGTTGGAGCCCCGATTTGCTACACGCATGACGGATTGCCCACCACAGAAGAAGAAGATGCCGAGTTTGAGGAAAGCGACCCATGCATCCACATCCTGCGCCTCTACTACGACGAAGACGAGAAGCGGGGCGTTGAGGAGAACCACTCACCTTCGCAGTGGCGAGCCAGCAACAGAGGACTGTAAATCTTTCTCACCATGTTGGTATTAGTGGTTACTACCTGTAAAGTGTAACTATGGAAGTACAAGAGACACGCAAACCAAAAGCATGGCGTAACGGTAGATACCTTTACTGCATGACACACGGTCAGTCGCAGTGTTACGACATTGAACTAATTTACGGAGACGACCCTGCAATAGATGGTGGACGTAAGTGCGATTGGTGCAAGGCGAAACTGAAATGAAAGACTGGACATTGCAAGACATTGAGGCGTATGACGACTTCATGGAGTCTTGGGCTAACGCTTACCTGTGCGAAACAGAGAACGAAGACGGGGCCGACGAATGACGTGCGACGACCACTACGAAGATGGAACTTACGAAGAGTTTGTGGATAGGGTGTATGCCTCTTGGGAACACCCAGCAAACAAAAAGCGACTAGGTCAGGTGTTCTTCAACAAACTGGACAAGGAGCGCCCCGCCGTTGCCGAACGCATTCGGGGAACCATGTTTGACCCTTTTCATTACGATTACATCCACATCAAAGTGGCTGAAGTGGTGAAAACGCTGTGGTACGAGGAAAACAACAAGGACTGACGTTCTCGGGGCTCGCCAGACTTCTTTGGGTCTGGGGTTGCAACTACACCCTACAACCGATAGAGTGTAAGTATCGGTAAAGGACACCGAGGTGGAAACCAAAGACTGAGGCAACTCGGCGATTGGGAATGCCACAATTATGCAGAGAAGCCCTACCTGCTGGATTGTCTCACGACCAAACATAAACTCTTCCTTGGGAGTTGTAATGGTGAGTCACAAGGAATTAGAGCCTCAGCCTTCGGGTTGGGGTTCTTTTTTTTTGCTTTTTGCACGTTCCCGCCGCAGCCCCGTCGTTGTCTTCTTGCGTCTAGACAGTTATTCCCATTTGCTTTCCGCCACCGTTAGTAGATTAGGGATGATGTTTTTTGTTTTAGCGCAGCGTGGGCTGTGTATAACTCTGTGTATAACTTTATTTTTTTGAGGTTGTGTTTACCCTCTATTACCGATAGAGTGAAGATATGAACAAATACATCAGAAGGCGCATAGCCGTTGGCATTATCGTATTGGTGCCAGTAGCCCTGCTAATCAGCAATGTTATTGACAGTAAGTACGACTACTCATGTCCCGCTGTGAGCGTTACGGTAGAGCGAGGCGACACTCTTTCAGGCATTACCGAGAGATACTGTTCGGGTCACACACTCCAAGCAAGTTGGGACATAGCCGAACTTCTAGACACGACCACCATTCAGTCGGGCGACACTATCCAGTTGGGCGATAGGTAAGGTAAAACGCTGGGCTGTTGTACGGGAGAAAAGGCTGTGGACAACTTTCCTTTGTTTGGGGTTGTGTTCACCCTTTATTACCGATAGAGTGAAGTCATGAATGGGGAGGAGGTGAAACAATGAGCCCACGATGGAACGATGATTCCTCTGATGACGGTTACGACCGACTGAAAGACGAATACGCCGAAGGTTGGGGTCGCCCGTACAACGAGCGTACACGCCGAGAGGTGCAAGACGAGTTGGACAACGACCGAGACAACGGTTGGAGATAGTCCCCCCACAAGATAAACCCCGTGCGAGTTCCCTCCCTCGCACGGGGTTTTCTTTTTGTCCCCAAACACAAACGCTGGGCTATGATGCGGGTGTGAAAAAACTCAGCCTTGACGATGACCACCTAGTTCTTGACTTTCCTTACGACATAGGCGAGGTAGCAAAAGTCAAACAGATAAAAGGGGCGAAGTGGGACAAGGTTTCCCGTGTCTGGCGAGCCCCGATGGCGAGTCTCAGCGAAGCAAGGCAGTTCGCACAGGACAACGACTTTGACATTGACCCCGAAGTCCTTTTATTTACATTGCCCTCACATAAGAACGAAGCACGGGGAATCAACTACGACGGTAAATGGCTAACAATGTCGTTCGGTTACGACAGAGTAATGATTCAGTCAGTCAAACAAGTCGCAGGAGTCACTTGGGACAAGAAGACGATGGCGTGGCGAGCCCCGGTTACCAGCATCGCCGATGTCGTGAAGTGGGGTGACACTTTCAAACAGCAGATTCCTGACGAAGTTCGTGAAATGCTCAAAGCAGTAGACACATCGCTCTCGGAACTTAGAGAAGCATCACGACTCACTGATGCTGAGATTGAAGTGACGGGACTGACGGGAACGTTACTGCCGTATCAACGAGCAGGGGTTGCTTACGCAAGTAATGCACGGCGTACTTTCATTGCAGACGAGATGGGCTTAGGAAAAACATTGCAAGCCATTGCAACATTGGAGTATGTGTATGACTCTTATCCAGCCGTTGTTGTCTGTCCTGCCACACTCGTGTTGAACTGGAAAGCAGAATACAACAGGTGGCTCCCACACAAGAAGGTCGCAGTCGTAAAAGACCGTAAAGAGTTTCCTTCTGATTATGATGTAGTCGTTATTAGTTATTCTAACCTTAATAAGTGGGAAAAACAACTCTCAAACCACAGGTCTTATGTTTTTGACGAAAGTCACTACTGCAAGACGCCAACAGCACAGCGAACCAAGAGTGCCGTGAAAATCGCACGGTCAGCCCCGAAAGAAGGAATTGTTCTGTGTTTGACGGGAACACCAGTTACCAACCGACCAGCCGAGTACGCAAGCCAACTAAACATTCTTGGAAAGTTAGATAAGTTCGGAGGAGAGTGGGGCTTCTACCGACGTTATTGCGGGGCCTTCAAAGACAAATGGGGCCAATGGCATCTTGATGGACACAGCAATCTTGATGAACTAAATGACTTACTTCGCTCAACTTGTTACATTCGGCGCACAAAGGAACAAGTTTTATCCGACCTACCCCCTGTTGTTCACGACCCCGTGCTTGTTGACGGGACTGCGGCCGGAATGAAAGAATACAGAAAAGCCGAAACTGACATCATTGAGTACCTCGTCCAACGAGCAAAAGAGATAGCACTGGAACTTGGACTGAATCCAAACTCTGCTGCTGTTGTTGCCAAAATCAAAGCAGAGTCAAACCAGCACTTGGTTCGTCTTTCTGTGTTGCGTCGCTTGTCAGCAAAAGCAAAAATGCCCGTTATCAAAGAATGGGTTGAGTCCCGCGTAGCCGAAGGACGCAAAGTCGTCATCGCTGCCCACCACAGGGATGTAGTGGATGAACTCGCACTTGCGTTCGGGAACTTGCGCATCCAAGGGGGAATGGACATCAACGAGATAGAAGCGCAGAAGCACAAGTTTATGACATTGCCATGTGAAGAAGCACCAGTCATCGTCCTCTCAATCCAAGCAGCGAAGACGGGGCATAACTTGCAAGTCGCACAAGACGTTTTGTTTGTGGAATTACCGTGGACACCTGCTGACATTGACCAAACTTATAGTCGCTGTCACAGATTGGGGCAGAAATCGTCGGTTACGGCTACATACTTGCTGTGTGACGGAACGATAGATGAGGAAATCTATAACCTCATTGAGCGCAAGCGTGGCGTGGTCAATCAAGCCGTGGACGGGGGTCCCGCCGCTGAAGCCGACTCGTTGGGTGAACTGCTGATGGGATTATTCAGAAAAGGTGTTTGAGAGGTTGTTGTTACCTCTTACTAACGATAGTATGAAGGTATGAAGAAGAAAGACATCATCCGTCTAGCCCTGAACCAAAAGGGCATAGTGGTTACCGAGGGAATACCCGAACACATAATGGAACTACTTCGTTTCAACGGATACAAAATCAAGGTGCGAAAGAAAGTAAAAAAATGGACTTAGCAATCAACATCCACCCCCTGCTGGCAGTAACAATTGTTGCAGGGTTCATCACTCTCCGAATTACACGAGTGGAACTAAAAAGTGTAATGAAAAAGAAAACAAAATCCCCATTCTGATAAGGCTCTGAAGCCCACCTGCTACCCCTCGGCAGGTGGGCTTTTTGCTGTCCCAACTCACATCGGCAAGTCAAAACGCTGGGCTCACAAACTTCCCAACGAAGTTGTTTATTCCATTATTTCATAGTATGCTTTCTCATAAATCTAACGAAAGGTTTAGAGATGGCACACGAATTAGAACGAGACGTAATGGGTAGAGCCAAAATGGCTTACGCAGACAGGGAAATCCCTTGGCACAGACTGGGTCAGCCCATGGCTGGTCTCCAAACGGCTGAGGCTATGCTCACGGCAGCACAGGCAGACTTTGATGTCGCCCTTACAAAGGTGATTGCTGTTGATGACGACCTGAACCCCCTTCGCAATCCCGACGGGAGCCCCGTATTCATCTCAGACAGCCGTGCGACAGTTCGGGTGAACCCAAATGGAACCATTGATGGCTTATCAACAGTCGGAACTCGTTTCGTTGTTCAGCAAAACAAGGACTGCCTTGACCGTGCTCTGGCAATTGTCGGGGCCTCGGCCGGCGATGCAATCGTGGATACATGTGGTGTCCTTAACGATGGTCGTGAGTTTTTCGCATGTCTTGACTTGGGCGCACTTATTATTGACCCAAATGGAATCAATGACAAGATTCAGCGTTACTTGCTTGTTCGCAACGGACACGATGGCAAAACAGCAATTACTTACGCAAACACATCCATTAGAGCCGTCTGTAAGAACACGGTTGTAGCAGGACTTAGTGCAGCCAGCGCAGTATTCACAGCACGACATACTCGCAACGCAGAAGCAGCGATTGAAGATGCGACCGAAGTGTTGAAACTCTCTACCATGTGGGCAACTGGGTTTGAAGCAACTGCTAAGCAACTTTTGGGCGTGCCAGTCCCGGCCGGTTCTTCAGCCCTTGACAAAATCGTAAACGGCGTGTTCCCTCACAAAAAAGACGAAACAGACCGTCAAAAGAAAAATGTTGACGACATCCATTTACTTGTTCGTGGTTTGTACATCAACGACAAGAACGCAGGTGGTTATGGTTTCAACGGATGGTCGGCATACAACGCTGTTGGTGAATACTTGGACCACTATCGGGACGCCAGACCAGAAGAGCGAGCAATTGCCTCAATGGATAACAACTCATGGGTTACACGCAAAAAAGCAGAAACCCAGTCAATTATTCTTGCACTTGCTTGACACACCCGAGTGTCATAATTAGTATGACTACAATGGGGGCTTATGGACGAATCATTTGAATCCGAAGGTGAACCAACCGAGATGATGGCTGAGTTTCTTAGTCAATTCATGAGCGCAGGTACATCAGAGCAAATTTATCGTAAGCACTACTGCGACATTGTTGCACACAAGGTTTACAACGAATTCGGTTACGACGGGATGTGCGAACTAATGCTCTCAATGGACAAGAAAGCCGATTGGATTTCAGACATCATTCTTGAGTCTCCCGACCTTGACAACATCGCTTTCAAGAAGTACGGGACTTTTGACCCACACATTTCATCAAAGGCACGACACACTAAATCGTTCAAAGAACTGAATGAGAAGTTGTGGCGTTTGCGTCGCAAGTACGCCAAACTGATTGTTGACGAAATCATGGAACCCGAGGTAGAAGCGTGAGTCTTTTCGGAGGAAAGTATCAACTTGCGCCTGGTGACGCAGTCCCGTTTGCTGGCTCAGAAGAAGAAGCGCAGGAAAACCTTTTGACGCACAAGTTTGAGGTAGTAGAAAGCCCCTTGTTAGTAGGTGTGAATCCAAAGCCTGAGTTTCAAACTGCAGAGAGATGCTCTGTGTGTTTGATGTACGCACCGAGTGAGGCGACCAAGTACCCGTGTGGGAAGGTCGTCAGGCTCGGACTTTCAGAGTATCTGATGCTTGATAAGCGACCAAAAGGTTGGATTGTTCAGAACCGTGCTACTCATAATCTCTTCTTCCATAATATGGGTAAGAGGTCGTAAATACAACTTTTATTTGTATTTATCTTTTATTGATTCCCAGTTAGCACCAAAAAGGACTTCCGTAACCTCACGGCATACTGGGCATCTCGGGGCTTTCATATCCATCATGTGCGAGGGAATGTCTCCACATTTACAACGGAGTATTACTTCGGAACCGTATTGGTCAATCAGCGATTTGCGTGACATCGTACTTTTTCCAACGAATTGGGTCTACATCAAAGTCTTTCAACTCCACCGAATCATCCCAGAAAGGTATTTCTCCCAGAAGTCCCGCGGCGATGGCCACTGAAGGAATCATTTGAGGGAGTTGCACTTCAAGGTCTTGAAGCCAGCCAGCGCACCAATACTCCTCAGAGTAGTGATACATCATTGGAACGAACCATTCACGTACCACACCAAGCAGGAGTTTGATTGTTTCTGCGTTATCGCTAAGCAGGAGTTCAACTTCCCCAACTGTTAGGTTCGGGACTCTGAACGTTGGGTCTTCAAGTGGTGATGAGTACATGCTGTGAATGTATCACTTTGTTGAAGTAATTACCACTCGCTGTGTAGGCATTGCTGGTACACCTTCCGTGGGGAGACGTCTGCTTTTGAGCCATTTGGAATGGGCTTCTCTGGTCTTAACTCCGTAATGTCCGTCCACTGTGATGCGAAGGAATGTTTGTAAATCTTCAACAATGTGACCTCGTTCATTGAAGTAGAACTGAGCACGGGGAACTAAGTGGGGATTGTCGTGATAGTAGAGACGAGGTTTAGCCATTCTGTACTTACCTGTTGACTTTGACTTGTAGCAACCCCAACCACCAAATCCAGTTGGTTCTTTGTCCCATACGTACACCTGCGGGACACCCATGCGCCGGGCTTTGTCTGCGTCACGAGTGACTGTGGTTTTCCAACCTTCTACTGAAATGCGATTAGCAACAATGATTTGCTGTTCTTTGGTTGCTTTGTCGGGGGAAGGAGCGAACTCCTCGCCACCCCATCGTTCCCAAGTACCCATGTCGGCATCAGGAAACTTTCCCTTGGTGTAGATGCCTAATCCACCTGCCCACTGCCCCGTATCTTGCCAGTTGCTTTGCGTTTCGCACCGTGCTAATTCTTCCCAGAATTGCAAAGTCGCTTTCGCTACGTTTGTTTTTGTGAGAGTTGACCGTATTAAAACACTGTTTTTTGACGTCACCTCTTTCACCACTACTTTGACATTCTCAGTGGAAATGTCTTGTGGTGGACTTTGAGCAAATACCACGGTGGGTATCAATACAACAAAGAAGATGGCAAAAGCCAATAGGAAGTGTTTTCTGGTCAAGGTGTTCTCCAATGTTCGGCGGATAGGTCAACAAGCAAATAACAGGCGCTTGCCTATGTCGTCGTCAGTGTTTTAACTGAACATATCTATTTTACCAATTTTTGGCGCTTGGTCAACCATTGCGAAACCCTTGCGTAGCAAGGAATTAAGATTTCAGCCTCGGGAAACCCTTGTGGGGTAAGGGTTAGGAATCACCACTTTTGTCTAAAAAATCTGTAATGTATTTTTCGGGGTCCATAATGCTCATTTTTGCCGTAAAACTGACGCCATCTTCGCTACTTGAGGGCTCAAAACCGACCGAGTCAAGTAGATGACCAGCAACTTCCTCAAAGTCTTCCAACATCATTGTCTCGTCTTCGGGGCTCAGGTTCTCAAAATCAACTTCCGACATCTCTAGAAGCATGATTGACATGTGCTTGATTACCTCAAGACGAACTTCAAACTCGTTTTTTTTACTCATAGTTGCGATTCTACACATAAGAAGGTAGTCTTACAACCAGTTGGACAACCCCCCGAACATTGGAGAAAACAACATGGCAATTACACCAACAACAATTGTGGGAAACCTCACATCAGACCCAGAACTGAAGTTCACTTCTAATCAGAAGGCTCAGTTGAAGTTTTCTGTCGCTGTGAACGACAACTATGTGGATGCTTCTGGTGAGAAGGTGGAGAAGACATCGTTCTTCAACATCGTCGCATGGGGATACCTCGCAGAGAACTCAGCGAATGTGCTGGAAAAGGGTGTGGGCGTGGTCATTGTCGGGACTCTGGACCAACGTTCATGGGACGACAAAGATTCTGGACAGAAGCGTTCAACAATTGAAATCAAGGCAATGGAAATCGGAATCCGTACCGGTTCACTTGAATCAATTGAGCGTCGTCGTGCTTCATCAAATGATTCGTCAGCGAAGCCGACACCTAAGCGAACCAAAGAAACAGTTCCATCAGACGAACCTTTCTAATCATTTAAGTGCGCCCGTGAGCGCATAACGATTTAGCAACGCCCCATCCGTTTATTCGGGTGGGGTTTTGTTATTGTATGACTCATGACGACAGAACATCGCCGTGCGCCCCGTAGAGACGTCGTAGAGATAAGGCGAGTTGGAGGCTGGGGCTCCGTTACTTATCACCATGTTCTTTCGTGTGGTCACATAGAACAACGACCGAGAGCAGCGACTGCACCAAAACTTGCGTGCGTGTGGTGTTTGCGTGCAGAGAAGGTGGAGACAACGATGGCTTCGTTAGCAATCGCACAACCTCGCGCTACTTTTATTGATGATGACGAACTCGCATCAATAGAAACGGAAACACAAATGATGAAAGCATCACTGTCGTCACATTTTGGAATACCAATTGATGCTGTTGATGTTGTAATGACGGATGACGCAGGTAACCTTCGGATGCGTTACGCAACAATTTTTCTTACTGAAAGAGACGTGCGTAGAATAACGGGGCAACAGCATGGGAGTTGATTTGGAACAGGGTAGTTTTTCACCAGAGAATGGTAACTGCAAGGGTTATCCAACAGAGTGGTGGTTCCCTCTACAAAAAACTGGGAAGCGTGAAGAACTAAACGAAATAAAAGTCAACACGTCAAAGGCAAAACAGATTTGTTCTACATGTCCTATTGCCGTGCAGTGTTTAGAGTATTCAATCAAATGGGAGCCATGGGGTATCTGGGGTGGATACGAAGAACAACAACGAGCAGAAATGCGTTGGTCCAAGAATGTTACTCTCGGTCGTGAAGGTCGCATAGTTTTCAGAGGCGTAGGACTTCGTGATGCAAACGGTGGTCAATTCCTAGAAAAAGCAGCACGATAATGTCCTCTTCGCATACAGACGAGTTTCTTTCTCGTCTAAAAGGAGTAAGCGAAACTTCTAACGGATGGGAAGCACGTTGCCCGTGTCGTAATGATGACGATAATCCATCTCTGTCAATCTCTGAAGATAGCAACACTGGAAACATTCTGGTTTCGTGTCATCGGGGCTCGCCGTGCAGTAGTAAAGAAATTTGCGAATCAATTGGTTTGACGCAAGCATCTTTGTTCCCACCACAAAAACGTAACAAAGAAAAACTTGAACTTACTAAAACTTACAACTACACTGATAAAGACGGAGAACTTCTATTCCAGAAACTCCGTTACATTGACGGTGATGGGAAGAAAACATTCCGACAACGTAAGCCCGATGGTAGAGGTGGATGGGAATACTCCCTCGGCGACACACCAAAAGTTCTTTACAATCTTCCAGCACTCATCAATGCCGTAAAAGAGGGTTTCCCTATTTGGGTTGTTGAGGGTGAAAAAGATGCCGACACTCTCATGGACATGGGGATTATCGCAACGACAATGCCAGGAGGTGCTGGTAAGTGGTTGCCGATACACACAGCAGTTCTCGCTGGCGCAGAAGTTGAGATTATTGCCGACAATGACGAACCAGGGATGGCTCACGCAAAGACGGTATGTAGCGAGTTGTCAAAGGCTGGTTGCGAAGCAAGAGTTTGGCACACACCGAAATACAAGGACATAACTGACTTCTTGTCTCTCGGTGGAGACATAGATGAACTCCTGTTGCTTGGAGAAGACACACCCGTAACAACTGCCCCGACTATTGAAGTCGCTCCGATGGTTGAAGTTGTCTCTAACCCTGACGTATTTATTGAGGCGAGGAACAAACTTGAACAACTAATGCTTCGTAACGACTTGTCGCCACATCAGTTGCTCATCAAAGCGCAAGGCATTGCGATGTCGGCAGGCAGAGACAAGCCTAGAGATTTTGGCAGACTAGTATCGTGGAGTGAGTTCGTTTCCGAGAGCAGTGATGACACTTACGATTGGGTCATTGACGATTTGATTGAGCGCACAGAACGAGTTATTGTTGTTGCTGCCGAAGGTGTTGGCAAGACAATGCTTGCGAGACAGGTAGCAATACTTTCAGGTTGTGGTGTACACCCATTCACTTATCAACGCATGCGACAGGTGCGTACATTGACTGTGGACTTGGAAAACCCAGAGCGCATCATTAGGCGTACTTCTCGTGAAATCTACAATGCTGCGTTTGCTCGGGGCTACACGAAGTCGCCAACAGCAGAACTTCTCGTCAAGCCATCGGGTTTTGATTTGATGAAGCCAGAAGATAGAGAAGTGTTGGAGCGTGCCATTGAGGACACGAAGCCAGAGTTGCTCATCATGGGTCCTCTGTACAAGGCATTCGTAGACCCAGGTGGTCGCACGGCAGAAGCAGTAGCCGTTGAGGTTGCCAAGTATCTTGACTACATCAGAGATTCGTATCAGTGTGCTCTTTGGTTGGAGCATCACGCACCTTTGGGAGAAAGCATGACAAATCGTCAGTTGCGCCCGTTTGGTTCTGCTGTGTGGTCCCGTTGGCCGGAGTTTGGTATTGCGCTCACTCCTGACATTTCGTCTGGTATGGCGTACACTTATGATGTCAAGCATTTCCGAGGTGCTCGTGACGACAGGCCATGGCCTACCAAGATAAAGAGGGGTAGGCTTTTCCCGTTTGAAGTAGTGGAGTACGCTAAGGTAACAAAATGAGTCAAGAGCGCAGTAATAAAGTGATGACGAAAGAGTTCATCGCAGAGCGAGACTTACGTATTTTCAAGATGAGACAGGCTGGCGTAGCAGTATCTGAAATTGCCAGAAGGTTTGACCTTACGTCTGCTTCTGTACACAGGGCTGTGCAGCGTCAGTTAGAGAAACTGAACAGAGAAGCACTCATGGCGTACCCAGAGGTGTTACGCATGGAACTGGAACGCCTAGACAACCTACAAGCAGCAATCTGGCCACTTACTCAGCACCGAAAGGTAAGAATGGACGACGGCACCGAGGTGGCAGTAGAACCAGACCTCAAAGCGATACAACAAGTTCTCTCAATCATGGACAGAAGAACTAAACTTCTTGGCATGGAAGCCACCAACATTAATGTTCAGATGGATGTACGGGGCTCGGAGTCGGTGAAAGCAACTCTTGCTGGCGAAGGGGGTCGCCCTGCTGCTATTGACGCCTTTGACCCAGAGACAGAGGCTCGTAAGTTATTGGAAATCATGGGTATGTCGGGTGTACTTCCACCAGACATGGTTGCTGGTATCCTCGGACAAGCACCAATACAGGACGCAGAGATAGTTGATGAGTGAAAAAGACCAAGAGATTAGTAATCTAGTTTCGGCTATTGACCGTGAAGCACATGGCGACATGTCTATGTCTACTGAGGTTTCACCAGAAGATGGTCCTGCTGACAAGAACATTCTCGTTCGCTTGACGAATAAGGATAGGGAACGCTGGAAGGAAGCCTCCGAGAAGATGGGGGTTACCATGTCTCAGATGATTAGAGACACGGTGAATGCCAAGGTCACGGAGATAATTGACTGCTCACACCCTGTAAACATGCGCAGATACTACCCGTGGTCGGAGTTCTGTCTCAAATGCCAGCATAGACTGCGCTAATGGAAGAAGTATCAGCGTCAATCGCTGCTCGTAGATACGCAATCTGTAAAGAATGTCCACACATGAAGAAGTGGAAGAAGACCTGTAAGGTTTGTGGTTGCCCACTGCTTATGAAGGTGCGTTTTGTAGGCGAGGCTTGTCCACTCGGTAAGTGGTAAAGACTATCGGGACTGGTCCCGGCCGGGGATAACTTCAGTCTCTCGCTCTGCGCGAAGCATTCTCTGCACTTCGTGTATTTGCAACAAACTGATTGCCTTGCCGACTTCCGATGATTTTCTTACGATTCGTCGCTGCCCTCTGTGCTGGCGTAAGACGAGACCAAGCAGAAGAAGGAAGGTAGCGACGAGTGCCGTTTTTACGAATCGCTGGTTTGCCATCTGATGTTGTCCATTTCTCTCGTGTCCATTTCTTGAGCGAACGCTGCGTCTTGCGTAGACCACCCTTGTAGCCACCACCTGCTTTACGATACTCTATAGCGAGTAGTTGCGCCTTGCGAGCAGACCATTGACCTGCTTTGCCACCCTTGTCGCCAGCCATAATACGGTTCTTGATTCTTTCACGCACTTCGGGCATTGTGTAGTTCAGGGACTTGATGTCAAATGACGGGGCATCCAGTACGAACGACTTGGTGGCGACATCAACCCACTCCATTGACTTACCTCTGGTATCTCTGGTCGGCTTTGGTGCGTCTTCCCAGTATCCACGAGAAAGGACGACGTCAACATCAACTTCCATCTTTGTGTCTGACTGACCTTTGGTGATGTAACCCATCCGTCTAACAACATTAGGTTCACTAGTGATGTCGTGTGTGTAAAACAATTTGTCCTGCCCACGCACTGCTATTAGTTCTTGTCTCATGCGACTGCCTTAACTGGTTTTTGTTCTGGGATTGTATCTGCTGGAGGTTCTGGAACGACTTGCCCACCGTTCCACGTATCAACTATTTCGCCATCTCTGACTGGAACTACCCGAATACCTACCCGTGCGAGCATTCCACTGATTGAATCAAACTCTTCTTGTGAAACCTTATTGTTCTGCCAATCCCATTGGTCTGGTTCTCCAACATTTATGACTACATAGTCAACATCCGAAAGACTGACGCCTCCATGTATCTGCGCTTCTGAATACATTGTTTCTCCAACCTTTCCAGAAGCATCCTTACTAGGTATCCCCATTGGTGAAGGTGTTAGACCTGAACTAAGACTGTCGTGTGTTGTGTATGTTGAGCGTGAATGTGAATCCCTTTTGAGAACAAACTGAAGTTCACCATACTGTTTAATACTTCCCAAATTTCTTTTATTGATACTTCCACCAGACGTAAGGTATCCATAAACAGGACGCTTATCCGGGGCAGTGTCTGGGTGGTATCCGAACTGAGCAACGTCTCCCGAGATTCTTCCTTCTGGATGAAGCGCACCACGTGAAGTCCGTGTTTCAAACTGTGTCTTAAACCGTCCATCGGCTATCAACTTCTCAAGAAGGTCCTTAGGGAAGGCGATTGCGATGTCTGCTTTATCAAGTGCCTCCACTGAGTGCTGAAACCTTGCTTCGTCTCCCAATGTGCTTTCCTGACTGTATTGAGCACTGGTGAAATACGAGACAAATGTGGAAAGATGGACTTCTATTCCTCTTCTAACCTTTGCTTCGGTTTCATAGTCAAACCCGAGT